TCACGGTCGCGCACGTGGACCACGACGAGGCGCACAACGACCCGTCGAACCTGCGAGCGCTCTGCCAGCGCCACCACCTGCGACTCGACGCGCACGACAACGCCCGCCGCCGCCGTGCCTCGCGCGCCGCCCGCGTCGGTCAGGGCGAGCTCTTCGACCGGAGGCCCGCGTGAGGCCCGTCGTCACCGACCTCGACCGCGAGCTCGCGCGGCTCCTCATCGAGACCTTCCGCCCGCGGCTCGACGTGTTCGCCGAGCGCCTCGACGACGAGGAGCAGGTGGAGCGCCTCAACAAGTGGATGGAGGACAAGGCCGGGCCGCTCGCGGCGCGCCGCACCTGGCGCGTCGGCGACTGGAAGCCGTGCGGGGCGAAGGGCAACCGGAAGCCCGTCACCGTCGAGGCGATCGCCGAGCACTGCGCCGGCCGCCGGACCCTCGGCTTCTACCCGCTCCACCCCGACGGCACCTGCAACAGCGTGTCGGTGGACTTCGACAACCACCGCGGCACCCGCACGACGGAGCGCGACCCGCGCGAGGACTTCGACCAGCTCGCCCACACCCTCATGCGCCGCGGCGTCCGCTTCGTCGCCCACCACAGCCGCGGCGGCGCCGGCTACTGGATCCACGTGCTCCCGCCCGCGGGCACCAAGGCCCGCGTCGCGCGCGCCGTGCTGCAGCGCCTGCTCGACGAGGCGGGGGTGAAGCACATCGACGCCGGCGGCACCGTCGACTCGCTCTTCCCGAAGCAGGACGAGCTGCACGTCGGCGCCGGCGGCGACACCACCGCCGCGCCCGGCAACCTCTTCTGCCTGCCGTGCTCGCGCCGCTGGCTCGGGGCGGAGAACCCGGGCTCCCACTTCGTCGGGACCGACCCGAGCGACCTGCGCGCGCAGATCACCCACCTCCGGAGCTACCTGTGAACGAGAACGACAACGGCGCGCCCTTCGAATCCCCCTACCGCCTCGGCGCCGACGTCTGGGGCCCCCTCGTCGCGGAGCTCAAGGCCGACGCGCCCCCGAAGCGGAAGGCCGCGCGCGGCGCGAAGCCGAAGGCCGGCAACGTGGAGTACGCCCAGGGCGGCGACCGCTCGGCCTGGGAGGTCGCGCTCGAGCTCGCGGGGCGCCTCGGCCGCCCCCTCGGCGACGGCCGCTTCGCCCTCTGGTGCATCAACGACGCCGCGCACTCCAACCCCGACGGCAGCGCGGACGCCGCCGGCGGCTCCTGCGTGCTCCTCCCGCCGGCCAAGGACAGCATGTTCGGCCTGCCGAAGTGCTCGCACTCGCACTGCCAGGGCCTCACCCTCCGGCAGTGGATCGCGGCGGTGGGCTTCGACACCTGGGCGGAGGCGATGCTCACCGCGCGCGGGTGGAAGCGCGCGCGCGAGTTCCTCCTCCACGACGGGGGGATCAGCGGGTGGAAGCGCGTGCCCTTCCTGCTCCGCGACCACGAGGACACGGTGGAGGGCGGACCCTACCAGGTGCTGCCCGATGACGTGGAGTACGCCATCAACTTCAGCGCGCGCATCACGGCGGACGTGAAGCTCCACGGCCCGGAGGGGGTGCGCCGCTGGTACGACCTCGACGCGGCCGTGAGCGGGGTGCGCTCGCGCTTCCGCGTCCCCGCGTCGGACTTCAACTCCATGGCGTGGGTCGCCAACGAGCTGGGGAGCGAGGCCATCATCCAGGCCGGGCGCGACACCGTGCAGAAGCTGAGGGTCGGGATCCAGTTCCTCTCGATGCCCGTCCCCCGCCGGGACATCTACGCGATGACCGGGTGGCGCAAGATCGACGGCGAGGAGGTGTACCTGCACGCCGGCGGCGCCATCGGGGCGAAGGGCTCCACCGCGGACGTCTCCGTGCAGCTCCCCGGCGACGCGGCCGCGCGCTTCACCTTCCCCGCGCCGCCCGCCGGCGCCGAGCTCCGCGCCGCGGTCCGCGCCTGCCTCGCGCTCTTCCGCGTCGGCGCGCCGCAGGTGGCCATCCCCCTCTTCGGCGCGGTGTGGCGCGCGGCGCTCGGGCCCTCGCCGCTCACGATCTACCTCTCCGCGCAGCCCGGCGCGGGGAAGTCCCTCCTCGCCGCGCTCGCGCAGCAGCACTACGGCGCGGGGATGCACGAGGCCGCGCTCCCCGCCTCGGTGAAGCACTCCACGGCGGCCTCGGTGAACGCCCTCCGCGCCCTCGTCGGCGACGCCGTCTTCGTGCTCGACGACTTCATGGTGAGCGGCAACGCCGCCGACGACGCGAAGATCAACGAGAAGATCGACAACATCGTCCGCGCGCAGTACGGCGGCACCGGCGCGCAGCGCCTCACCCGCGACGGCTCCCTCTCGACCAACGCCGCGCCGCCGCCCCGCTCCACGCTCATCCTCACCGGCGAGACGCTCCCGCGCGGCGGCTCCCTCCGCCAGCGGCTCCTCGTCCTCGAACTGCCCGGGCGCCTCGAGCAGGACCTCGGGCCGATGAAGGTCGCGGCGGCGAAGGGCGTGTACGCTGGCGCCATGGCCGCCTTCCTCCGCTGGCTCGCGCCGCAGATGGACGCCGTCCGCGCCGAGCTGCGCGAGCTCGTCGCCGCGGCCGCGGCCAGGCTCCGCGCCGACGCGCGCGACGTCGACCGCGACCACCGGACGGCCTTCCTGCTCGCCGAGGTCGACGTCGGCGTGCAGCTCTTCAGCCGCTTCGCCGCGCACGTCGACGAGGGCCTCGGCGGCGACCTGGAGATGCTCCGCCAGCTCACCCGCGCCGCCCTCCGCGAGATGACCAGCTCGCAGCACGCCCACCGCGCCGCGCAGGACCCCGCCGTCCGCTTCGTCGAGCTGCTCGCCGCCGCCCTCTCCGGCGGCCGCTGCCACGTCACCCTCGACGACGGAACCGCCCCCGAGAACGCCACCGCCTGGGGGTGGAGGGTCGCGGGCTCTACGCCGAACGTCGAATCCGAAGAACCGGAGCAAATCGAGGCGTTCGACGACCATCCGGCGCCCGCTCCCCCCGAGCCGACCCGGGCCAAGCGGATCGTCTACAGGGGTATGGGCGACTGCGTCGGTGTGGTACACGCGGGGGAGGGCATGGTCTGGATCAAGCCCGAGGTCGCCATGGGCGCCGTGCGCGCTCTGGCTTCCACGAGCGGCGATCCGCTTGCCCTCACCACCGAGGATCTCCCGCGGAGGCTTCACGAGAAGGGGCTTCTGGCGAAGACCGACCTCAAGAACGCCCGCGCCTACACGGTGAAAGGCCCGAAAGAGACGGGTTTCGCGCGCGGCTACCTCTGCCTGAAGACGGCGACCCTCCTCTCCGGCGGGGAGCCCGCGGACAGCTCCGCTGCCAGCACGGACAGCACCGGCAGCGGGAACGCTGTCCGTGAGAATGGGTTGTGATTCCGATGACTTACGGCCCAACTGACAGCACGGACAGCACTGACAGCGTCCACGACACAACCGCCACCGACACACCCACGACGCAGACCACCCCGGACGCTCCGAACCTTCGACCCATGACCGCCGCCCTCTCCCTGGCCCTCGAAGCCCTCGAAGCCTGCGACGGTGTCAGCCAGAGCACGGATGGTGCTGTCAGTGCTGTCCGTGCTGTCAGTGCAGGGAGGAAAGGCCTGTGAACAAGCCGCATCTGTCACTGACAGCAGATCAGAGCCATGCTGTCCGTGCTGTCAGTGAAAGGGGAGGGGAGCCGACCATCCCCGACCAGGAGCCCCACCTCCCGTGCCCCGACTGCCCCGCTGCAGCGCTCCTGGCGTCTGCCGCTCTGGTGCAGTGCGTGTGCGGCCGATGGCACGGCCCGGACGATGCCCGATGGCCCCGCGAGACCCCCGAGCCCTCCACCGGCGTGCGCCTCCGCCCCGGCCTCGACGCGCCCCCCGGGGCGGTGCCAGAACCCCGACGCGATCGCCGCCCGGTGCCGCTCGCGGCCCTGCGCGAGAGCCCCGAGGTCGCGGCGGTGCGGGTGCTGCTCACCGAGCTCCGCCCCTACGGGCCGTCTCCCGACGACGACCCAGCCACCGAGCCGCCGAAGGGAGGCGGGGCCTCCCTCGCGCCCCGCGCCGGCGGCGGCCGCGCCCCGTGGGACGTGACCGCACCCGCCGGCGCCTTCCAACGCATGCCCCCGGCCCTCGACGCCGACGTGATCGCGCGCATCGCGCGCGTGCCCGGCCCGAGGGAGCGCGCCTCCCTGGACTTCCTCCGCACCCGCGGGACGCTCGCCCGCGGCTTCGCCCCGCTGGCCGCAGCGCTGGCCACCGCCGTGGCGGACGGCGCCGACGTGGCGGCGTGGGCCGGCGACCAGGCGCACGGGCACGACCGGGCGAGGGCGTGGGGCACCCGCCGCATCGGCGAGGCCTGCGCCGCCTGGGACGCCGCCGGGTGACGCCGGTGGCGACTTGACACCGGCGGTGGCGCCATGGTGAATTGCGGACACCACGCCCCCTCTGCCAACGGCCGAGGTGCGTCCACGGGGATGGAAGAGCTCGACGCGAAGGCCCTGGCGCCGCTGCTCGGCGTCGGGCCGAAGACCGCGCAGCGCAGGCTCGCCGAGTGGTACCGCGCGGCGCCCGGCACCGCCCCCGCCACGCTCCTGCGCCCGCGCCCCGGCCGCGCCGGCAGACCCCGCTACGTCACGACGCGCGCCGAGCTGGCGCGCCACCTCCCGGAGATCGACGATGCCTGAGCAGACGCCCGCCCCGACCACCGTCACCCGCGCCGACCTCGAGAAGCTCACGAAGGCTGAGCTCGTCGACCGCACCCTCGCCGCCGAGGGCCTGGCCGCGAGCACCCGCGAGCGCACGGCGGAGTACCTCGAGCTGCGGCCCGCGCCCGGCCCCCAGGACGCATTCCTCGTCTCGGCGCTCCTCGACCTCCACCGCGCCGCGCTGCACGCCAACCGCCCCGACGCCCAGCGCTTCCTCGACGCGGCGCTGAAGGTCGGGGCGCCCCTCGCCGACGCCATCCTCGCCGCGGAGTAGCCCGTGCCCTCGGTCCCCGGCGCCGACTCCTCCATCCCGCCCGCGCTGCACGGCGCGCTCTTCGACCGTTCGCAGACGATCAACCCGGCGACGGGGCGGAAGACCTCCGATGCCGAGCTCGCGGCGTGGCTCCTCGAGCAGCACGGCCTGGCGGTCTCCCGCGAGAGCGTCTCCCGCGTCCTGGGCCCGCTGCGTCGCGCCGCGCGCGAGTCGCTCCTGGAGCGGGTGCGCGCCTCGGCGGCGGAGAAGATCCCCGAGCAGTTCGCCCAGCTCGACGAGCTGATGGACAAGGCCTACCGCGACGGGCTCGACGCGAAGACGACGAAGGCCAGGGCGCGGGCGACGGACACCTTCCGGAAGGCCCTGGAGACGAAGGTGCGCTCGATCGCCGGCGACGACGCGCGCGTGACCATCAGCGGCGGGAGCGACACCCTCGCGGCGTTCCTCGGATCGGCCTTCGGTGACGACGGACCGGAAAGCACGGGCGAGGGCGCTCCTCGCCCGGTGGAAGGCTGACCCCGTCGCCTTCGCGGGCGAGGCCCTCGGCTTCGAGCCGTGGCAGCGCCAGGCCGAGGCGATGCGGGAGGTCGCGGCGCACGAGCACACGGCGCTCCGCTCCGGCCACAAGGTCGGCAAGAGCACCCTCGACGCCGCGCTCGCGCTCTGGTGGTGGTGCGTCACCCCGAGAGCCCGCGTGATCCTCACCGCGCCGACCGGGCACCAGGTGGCCAACGTCCTCTGGCCCGAGGTGAGGAGGCTCTACCTCAACGCGCGCGTCCCCCTCGGCGGGCGCCTCTACGGCACGCCCGACAAGGGCCTCAAGCTCGAGGACGGCCGCGAGATCATCGGCCTCAACACGAACACCCCCGAGGCCTTCGCGGGCATCAGCTCGCCTGGCCTGCTGTTCATCGTCGACGAGGCGAGCGGGTTCCCCGAGCCGATCTTCAACGCCGTCTTCGGCAACATGGCGGGCGGCGGCCGCGTGCTCCTCACCGGCAACCCCACCCGCACGAGCGGCACCTTCTACGACGCCTTCCACGCCCGGCGCGGCGGCTGGCGCCCCCTCCACGTGAGCTCCCTCGACACCCCCAACTTCCACGGCGGCGACGTGCCCGGCCTCGCGAACCCCGCCTGGGCGGAGTGGGCCGCGGAGCAGTGGGGGAGGGGCACGCCCGCCTGGGCCTGCCGCGTCGAGGGCAACTTCCCGTCGACGAGCGACGACACCGTCATCGGCCTGGGCGTGGTGGAGGCGGCGCGCGCGCGCTGGGGCGAGGCCCCGGGCGCCGGGCGGCTCACCGCCGGCCTCGACGTGGCGCGCTTCGGCGACGACGCGTCCGCGCTGGCCCCACGCCGCGGCGGCAGGTTCGCGCCCTTCCAGCGCTGGAAGGGGCTCGACGGGCGCCAGCTCGCGGGCAAGGCGAAGGAGTATTTGCTCGACCACCGCGACGGGCCGGGTGAGCGGCCCCTGGTGCGGGTCGACGTGATCGGCGTCGGCGCCTCGGCCTACGACCACCTGGCCGCGTGCCGCGAGCTCGAGGTGGAGGCGGTCAACGTCGCCGCGCCCGCCCGGGACGACGAGCATTTCGCGAACGCCCGCGCCGAGGCGGCCTTCGCGCTGCGCGACCTGCTCGCCGAGGGCGGCGCGCTCCCGCCCCGGCACGAGTGGGTGGAGGGCGAACTCGTCGCGGTGCGCTACCAGTTCGACGGGCGCGGACGCTACCAGCTCGAGCCCAAGGACAAGACGAAGGCCCGCCTCGGGCGCTCGCCCGACGGCTTCGACGCCGCGGCCCTCTCCGCCTACTCGCCCGCGCCGGCCGCGATCGCGCCCGGCGCCGTCCGCTCCCTCGCCGCCGCCGCCCGCGGCCTCGCCCGCCCCCGCGCATGAACCCCCTCTCCCGCCTCTACACCACGCTCCGCTCCGCCGCCGCTCGCGCCTTCGGGCCGCGCCCCGGCGGCGACGGCATCGTGGTGGTGCGCCGCCCCGACAAGCGCCCGCTCCGCCAGCTCCCCGCGGGCGTCGGCGCGTGGGACCGGACGTTCGAGGAGTGCCAGACGATCATCGGCGCCCACGAGGTCGGGAGCTTCCGCGCGTCGGGCATCCTCGCCGACGTGATCGAGCGCCAGCCGCGCATCTTCGGCGCGCTCAACAACCGCGCCCTCGGCGTCGTCGGCGCGCCCTTCAGCGTGCTCCCGGGCCTCGGCGACCGCCGCCGCGCCGCGTACGTCGCGCGGGTGCTCGAAGAGGACTGGCCCACGATCTGCCCCGAGGAGACCGCCGCCGAGCTCGTGCGCGGGCTCGTGAGCATGGGCTTCGTCATCTGCCGCGTGCGGCCCGCCATGCAGCGCGGCCGGTGGGTGCCGACCCTCGAAGCGTGGCACCCGAGCTTCATCCGCTGGGACGTGACGCGCGGGTGCTTCATGGCGCTCACCGACACGGTCGGCGAGGTGCCGGTGGTGCCCGGCGACGGCTGGTTCCTGCTGGCGGGGCAGAAGACGCGCCCGTGGATGCGCGGCGTCGTGCGGTGCCTCGGGCTCCCCGCCGAGGTGCGGAAGCACGCGGTGAAGGACTGGGCCCGGTGGAGCGAGAAGCACGGGCTGCCGCTCGTCGAGCTCCAGGTGCCTGCGTCGAAGGCCGACTCGTCGGAGGCGTCGGAGTTCTTCGCGCAGATGCGCGACCTCGTCAGCGACACCACCATCGTGTCGCCCCAGGGGGACGGCGACCAGGCCGACTTCAAGGTCAACCTCATCGAGGCGCGCGACACGGCGTGGGAGGGCTTCAAGGAGCTCATCGCGCGCCAGGACGGCGACGTCTCCATCGCCATCGAGGGGCAGAACCTGTCGACGGAGAACTCCACCGTCGGTGCGAAGGCGTCGTCGCAGACCGGGCACACGATCCGCCAGGACCTCCGCGAGGCCGACGCTTGGGTGCTCGCGGTCGCGCTGCATGAGCAGGTGCTCCGCGCGTGGGCCCTCTGGAACTTCGGCGACCCGGGCGTCGCGCCGTGGGCCGTCTTCGACCCGACGCCGCCCGAGGATCGCGCCGCGCAGGCGCAGACCATGAAGGCCGCCGGCGACGCGATCACGGTGTGGCGCCAGCTCGCGCAGGGCGCCGGCCGCGACGTCGACCTCGACGAGCTCGCCGAGCGCTTCGGGGTGCCGCTCATCAACGCCCCCGCGCCCGGCGCGTCGCCCTCGGCCGCCAACGACGCGCCCGCCGACGCCGACGAGGACGCGAGCCCCGAGGAGGCCCGCGCCCGCGCGAGCGCGCGCCGCTTCCTCGCCCGCCACCGCCACCACCTGCGAGCCGCCGCATGACCGACCCGACCTTCCCCACCGAGCCCCGCCGCTTCGAGCCCGACGCCCCCGCCGCGATCGACCCCCGCGCCCTCGGGCGCCGCTGGGCCTCGTGGCGCGAGGCCGCGCGCGTCCGCGCCGCGGTGGGCCCCGACGGCTGGCCGCTGCCGTACGCCATGGTCGAAGGCGTCGCGGTGGTGAGCGTCGACGGCCCCCTCATGCAGCGCGGGGGCTACTGGTGGGACGGCCACGACAGCGTGGCGGACCGGGTGAAGGCCGCGCTCGCCGAGCCCAAGGCCCGCGCCGTCGTCATGAAGCTCAACAGCCCGGGCGGCATCGCGGCCGGGTGCTTCGAGGCCGCCCGCGTGATCCGCGCCGCCGCGCAGCGCAGCGGCAAGCCCCTCGTCGCGTTCGCTGACGAGATGGCGTGTTCGGCGGCCTACGCGCTCGCCTGCGCCGCCGACCGCATCTACCTCCCGCCCTCGGGCGAGGTGGGGAGCGTCGGCGTCCTCTCGGCCGTCGTCTCGATGAAGCGCGCCTTCGACGAGGAGGGCATCGACGCGGTGGTGATCCGCTCGGGCCCGAGGAAGGCCCTCGGCCACCCGCTCGACCCGATGAGCGACGCCGCCGTCGCCGCCGAGCAGGCCACCGTCGACGCGCTCGCCGCGCAGTTCTACGCCCTCGTCGCGTCCTCGCGCCGCATGACCGCCGACGCGGTGGCGGCGCTCGAGGGCGACGTGCGCATGGGCGCCTCCGCTGTGGCCGCGGGCCTGGCGGACGGCGTCATGACCTTCGACGAGGCCATCCGGGCCGCGTCGTCCACGCCGGCCACCCCGGCGCCCACCACCAAGGGAAACACCACCATGTCCGACAAGCTCTCCGCCGCGGTGCTGGCGCTCACCGGCACCACCGACGACGACACCGCCCTCGGCAAGCTCACCGCCTGGAAGGACTCGCACGCGCGGCTCCCGGGCGTCGAGCAGCAGCTCGCGGCGCTCTCCCAGGCCCGCGAGGCCGGCGAGCGCGAGGCCGTCATCACCGCGGCCGTCGCCGCGCGGAAGGTCACCCCGGCGCGCGCCGCGGCCCTGCGCGCGGGCACCGACCCGCTGTGCGCGCTCCCCACGAAGGCCCTCGCGGCGCACTTCGAGGAGTCGCCCGCCCTCGCCGCGGCGCCCGGCGCCGACCCCATCACGCCCCCGGCGAAGGCGCCCGCCGCCGCCGCCGAGGTGACCCTCAACGACGAGGAGAAGCGCATGGCGAAGTCCATGAACATCTCCGAGGCCGACATGCTCGCCACGAAGCGCGCGCACCTCGCCGCGTGACCGCGGCACCCACCCTCCCCACCCGCTGAACGGAGCACACCACCATGACCGCCCTCGCCGCGCCGCGCCTCGTCCCCGTCAAGGGCGAGTCGTGCGGCCCCGTCCGCTACCTGCCCGTGAAGGGCTCCACCAAGATCTACTCCGGCGCCACCGTCATGCTCGACGCGAGCGGCTACGCCAACCCCGCGGCCGCGGCCTCGGGCAACAACGCCTTCGTCGTGGCGGGCATCGCCGAGGAGACCGTCGACAACAGCGCCGGCTCCGACGGCGACCTCTCCATCCGCGTGAAGGCCAACGACGACGACTGCGCGTTCGGCTTCAACAACCACGGCAGCGACACCTGCGTCGCCGCGGACATCGGCAAGCTCGTGTACGCGACCGACGACAACGTGGTCGCCAACGCGCAGTCGAGCACCAACCGCCCGCTCGTCGGGTACATCCACAGCATCGACGACGACGGCCTGGTCTACGTCCAGGTGCCGGGCCGCAAGCTGTCCTGAGCCACCCACCACCCACCACCCAGAACACACCTCGGAGCACCTGACCCATGGCCCAGGACCTCACCCTCTCGACGCGCGCCCAGGCCGCGCTCTACGGCTTCTCCACGCGCTTCCAGACGGGGATGCGCACGTCGCCCTCGTGGTGGCGCCGCTTCGCGACGGAGATCCCCTCCGACAGCGAGCGCGAGATCCACGCGTGGATCGAGCTCATCCCCGGCTTCACGAAGTGGAAGGACGAGCGCAAGTTCCACTCGATCGGGAGCGCCGACTACTCGCTCCTCAACGAGGACTACGCCGCCGGCATCCGCGTGCCGCGCAACAAGGTGGAGGACGACAAGCTCGGCCTCTACGCGCACAACGCGGAGATGCTCGGGATGCAGGCCGCGAAGTTCCCCGACCGGCAGTGCGCCCTCCTGCTCAAGAACGGCCACACCTCGGGCGCCGCGTACAAGTGCTACGACGGCAAGCCCTTCTTCGCGACCGACCACCCGAAGAGCGTCAACGGGCAGGTGAGCGGGACGTTCAGCAACTACCGCACGTCGCTCGCCCTCACGCCGGCGAACTTCAACACCGCCTACGCGGCGATGCAGGCGTTCCCCGGGCCCGACGGCGAGGTGATGGGGATCACCGCCACGCGCCTCTCGGTGCCCCCGGCGCTGCGCGCGACGGCCCTGGAGATCGCGGACAACGCGGCGCTCATCATCGGCAACGCGGGCGGCACCGCCGCCGCGAGCAACGTCAACGCGGGCCTCGTCGAGGTGGAGGTCATCCCCGAGCTCGCGGGGGCGGACACCACCTGGTACCTCGGGTGCCACTCCTGGCCCATCCAGCCGCTCATCGTCCAGGTGCGGCAGATGCCCGGGTTCGACGAGATCGCGGGGCTCCAGTCGGAGCACTGCAAGCTCAAGAAGGAGCTGCTCTACGGCTCCGACGGCCGCTTCGCCTTCGGCTACAGCTTCCCGCACCTGATGATCAAGGCCGTCGCCTGATCCGATGAGCGCCCCCGCGTACCAGGAGCTGGCGACCGTCGCGGACTTCCTCCGCTTCGGCCTGCCCGGCGAGGCCCTCCGGACCGCGCGCACCACGCAGGCCCCCGTCACCGCGACGGGCGCCGGCGTGGGTCTCGTCGCGCCCGGCGGGGCCCTGGACGTGGGGGCGCTCTACGTCGCCGAGCTCGCGGTGCTCGTCGAGGTGGTGGCCGGCGGCGCCCCCGCCACCGCGACGTGGCGGTGGAGCCACGACGGCGGCACCACCTGGACCACCGCCGCCGTCACCCCCGCGGCCGGCTCCGCCGCGGCGCTCGCGCACCCCGCGTCGGGCGTCGCGACGGGCCTCTCCGTCCGCTTCGTCGGCACGCAGACCGCGGGCGCGCAGTACGCCTGGACGGCCCGCTCCTGCGTCGCCGACGCCCTGCGCGCGGCCAACGACGAGGCCGCGGGCGAGCTCGGCGACCGCTTCGGCCTGCCGCTCGCGACCGTGCCGAGCGACCTCGTGCGCGACGTGTGCGTCATCGCCGCGTCCGACGTCGCCGCCGTCGTCGGGTACAACCCCACCGAGGGCGCGGACCGCCTCCTCGAGTCGCGCGCGAAGGCCGCCCGGGAGCGCCTCAAGGACCGCCGCACGCACGTCACCGGCGCCCGCGCAGAGGGCACGCGCACGACCCCCCAGGGCCCGCGCGCCTACTCCAGCAACACCCGGCGATGAGCCTCATCCGCATCGAAGAGTCGGGCGATCCCGTCGAAGGCCTCATCGACGCCCTCGAGCCGATCCACGACACCGGGGCGATCGCCGCCGCGATGGCCGAGACCGCCTCCGAGCTGGTGCGGTCGACCTTCAGCGCCACGCGCTCGCCCGACGGCGTGACCTGGCGCCCCGTGCTGCGGCCCCGCGCCGGCATCGGCGGCGCGCTCCTGCTCACGGGCGACCTCCGCGACGAGGCTTCGGAGGCCAAGGTCGACCCCGACGGCTTCACCTTCACGGTCGCGGGCGTGAAGGGCGTGCACCAGCACGGGTCCCGCCGCCGCAACCTCCCCGCGCGCCCCTTCCTGCCCGACGCGGGGCGCCTCCCGGTCACCTGGGCGCAGGCCCTCGACGCCGCCGCGCTGCGGCACCTCACGGCCCGCCTGTGACCGTCCCGACGCACCTCTCCGACGTGGCCACCGCGGTGATGACGCGCGTGCTGGCCGAAGACGCCGCCGTCGCCTGGGAGCTGTCCCTGACGGCGCTCCCGAAGCACGCGTCGCCGCCGCGCATGGTGTGGGTGCCGACCACCGAGCGCATCGTCGAGGCCCAGAAGCGGCCCGGCCCTCACTCCGTCGCCACCGTGCTCGCGGGCTTCGCGGTGGCGGTGTGGGGCGCGGACATCGCCGCGACCGAGACGCTCCGCACGATTCTCCTGCGCGCGCTCCTGCTCACCCTCGGGCCCGAGCCCTTCCGCGGCGCCTACGCGGGCGAGTGGATCCGCGACGTGGGCGCCACGACGCTCGGCGCGGGCTACCTGTTCACCGGGGCCTACGCCCTCGACGTGCCGCGTGCGCCGACCGCCCCTGCCACCACCACCCCGACCTCCGTCACCCTCGACACCACCCGTTCCACCGCTGGCGACGGCTACACCGACGCCGGGGAGCCCTGAGCACCATGGGAATCGCGTCCATCTCCGGATCCATCAACAACCGCGGCCTGGGCCTGCCCCAGGGCACCGTCCGCCCCCTCGGCGTGGTCGGGTGCTCGTCGTCGGGCACCGTCGACTCGCCGACGATGATCTACTCGCGCGACCAGGCCATCTCGACCTTCGGCCACGGCCCGCTCGTCGAGGCGCTGTGCTTCCTCCTGCGGTGGGCCGGCGGGCCCTTCGTCGCCACGCGCGTCACGACCGCCACCGCGGGCAGCGCCGGCAGCGTCACCCGCGCCGGCACCGGCGCTGACGGCGACGCCTGGGCCATGTCGGTGAGCGGGACGCCCCGCGACGCCTACAGCGTCAAGGTGAAGGTCACCCGCTACGGCGCGACCATCGAGGCCCTCACGGCGGCGATCCGCTACTCGATCGACGGCGGGCTGACCTACTTCGCCGAGCAGCCCGTGCCCTCGTCGGGCGCCGTGGTGCTGGGGGACACGGGCCTCACCGTGACCTTCAACGACGGCAGCGACGCCGACGAGGCCTTCGTCGACGACGTGTACTCCTTCACCTGCACCGCCCCGGTGTACGACGCCACGGGCCTCGGCACCGCGCTCGCGGCGATGAAGACCGTCGCCAACCCGCTCTGGCATGACGGCGTGCTCGTCGTGGGCCACGTGGTCGACACCACCTTCGGGACGGTGAAGACCGCGCACGACGCGCTCATCGCGGCCGCGAAGCCCCGGTGGTTCATGGTCGCCACCCGCGACCAGGACGTCGCCGGGTCGGAGTCGAACGCCACCTACGTGGCGGCGCTCCTCGGCGGGACGCCGGGCTTCGCGGGGCTCAACGCGGACCTCATCGCGCGCAGCTTCGGCTACGCGCTCACCGACTCCGAGGGCATCGGCGGCATCTGGCGCCGGCCGGTGGCCTGGCACGTCGCCGCGGCGCTCGCGAAGCGCCCGCTCCACCACCACCCCGGCCGCGTGGCGAGCGGCGCCCTCCCGGGCATCCGCGACGCCGGCCTGCTGCACGACATCAGCGCGAGCGCCTTCAGCGCGATGGACACCGGCGGCTTCATCGGCGCGCAGGTGCTCGAGGGCCTCGACGGCTACATCGCCACCGACCGCACCGCGGCGGCGCCCGGGAGCGACTTCGCCACCGCCGGGATCATGCGGGCCCGGGTCGTCTGCTACGCGACGCGCGTGCTCATGCAGCGGTGCGTCGCCGAGGTGAACATCGAGCGGGAGGTGAACGCCGACGGGACCCTCACCGCCGCCGAGGCCGACGCGCTCGACGCGGCCCTCACCAGCTACATGGTGAACGAGGTGAAGAACCCGCGCCTGAGCCGCGGCTACTGCTCGGACGTGGGCGTCTCGGTGAGCCGCACCGCCAACATCCGCGAGACCGGGCAGATCCCCGTGCGGCTGCGCATCTCCCCGCTCGCCTACTCCACGCAGATCACGATCGAGGCGGCCTTCGCCGCGTCGGTGAGGAGCTGATTCGATGGCCACGGACCTGAACGACGTCGTCCCCTCCTGGGTCGACATCCGCATCAAGCTCGACGGGGAGGAGCTCGTCGGCTTCGAGAGCGTCACCTTCGGCGACAAGATCGAAGACGAGATGGTGTACGGCGCGGGCCGCCTGCCGAGGGGCAGGACGCGCGGCACCTACATGACCGAGGACGGGAGCCTCACGACGCACCACGACACCTTCACCGAGATCATCGCCCGCTTCGGCGACGGCTGGGGCGACAAGGTGTTCGAGATCACCGAGACCATCCAGCTCCCCGACGGATCGAGCTCCATCACGGTGGTGGAGAAGTGCCGCCTGAAGGGCGCCAACGGCGGCGGCGAGAAGAGCAACAGCGCGCTGACGCGGGAACTGCCGTTCTCGTTCATGCGCATCAAGCGCGACGGGAAGTACCTCGTCGCCGGGACCCGGTGAACACCATGCCGAAGATCAGCGACGACGACTTCCAGAAGCTCAAGGCCGCCAACCCCCGCGGCGTCATCGCCCGGCTCGTCGGGCCCGAGGAGGCCGACGACGAGGCGTGCGACGAGTACGTGTTCCGGGTGCCGACGCGGCAGGACTACCTCGCGTACAAGACGCACCAGAAGAAGTCCCTGCTGGGCAACGCCTCGTCCGACGCCGCGGCGTCGCTCGCCCGCATGTGCCTGCTCTTCCCGTCGAAGGACGACTTCGACGTGCTCCGCGACAAGGCCCCGTCCATCGTGGAAGACCTCGGCGAAGACCTCGTCGAGGCCGCGGCGGCGGGGCTCTCGGTGCGCGAGGGAAAGCGCTAGAGCTCGCGCGGGAGACGGCCCCCGAGGACGTGCAGGTGATGGCCGACGCGCTCCTGGCGCTGTTCGGCCGAGACCCCGACGCAGCGTCCGACGAGGCCCGCGCGGGCGCGCTCATCCTCGCCGACCACATCGCCCTTCAAGACGCTTTCGTGAAGGGCATCGCCGCCGCCTTCGGCGGTCGCAAGACCGAGAGCACCGCCGACCGCATGCGCAAGTCCCGCATCCGCCGCTGACCGATGTCCTCCGAAACCCGCTGGAGAGTCACCCTCGACAACCGCGCCTCCAGGGGTGCGGTGAAGCTCACCCGCGATCTGCGCGAGCTGGCGAAGGCCATGCGCGAGCTCAAGGAAGCCTCCGCGGGCATCGGCGACCTCGGCGGGCTCGGCGGCGGGCGTCGCTCGGGTGGTGGCAGCGGCGGCGGGCGGCGCGGCCCCGACGAGGAGGCGCGCCGGGCCCGGGCGGCGGCGAAGCGCGCGCGCGACGAGGCGCGCGACGCCGACCGCGTCCGCAAGGCCACCGAGCGGGCGCAGGCCCAGAACGCCCGCCGCGAGGCGAGGGACGCCGCGAGGGCGGCGCGGGAGCGCGCGGCCTCCGCGCGGCGCGAGGCGAGGGATCAGCGCGCAGGCGAGCGGGCGGGGGAGCGGAGATACCGGCTCGCCTTCTCCGACGCGAGGCAACGCGCGCGGGACTTCCGCGCCTCCGACCGCGCGGCTGGCAGGGGGGCGCGCGCCGAAGAGCGTGCGGCCGCGGCCCGTCAGCGGGCAATGAGGCAGGAGGCGCGCGACCGGCGCGAGCTCCTGTCTTCGGGCCTCGGGGGGGCCGCGGCGACCATGGCGGGCATCGTCGCCGCCACCACCGCCGCGGCCGCCGCCATCGCCGGCATCGTCACGGCGGTCGGCGACCTCATCCTCCGCCTGTCGTCGGCGGTGCTCGAGATGATCGCCTTCCGCGAGGCGAGCATCGCGACCCTCGGCCTCATGAGCGAGGGGCGCACCGCGCAGGAGCGCCAGGCCATCGGTCGCGAGGAGTTCGCCTGGGCGCGGCAGTTCGCGCGGGAGACCCCGCTCGACGTGCGCGACGTGATCGGGCTGCGCACGCAGGCCGCGACCGCTGGCTTCCGCGGCGCGCAGGGGCGCGACGTGGTGATGGCCGCGGCCGACGTGGGCGCCGCCTCGCCCACCGACCCCATGGCGGCCCAGCGGTTCACCACCGCCATCGGGCAGATCCGCAGCAAGGGCCGGCTCCAGACCGAGGAGCTCAACCAGCTCTCCGAGGCCGGCGTTGGGCGCGACTCCGTCTACGCGGCGATCGCCCGCGAGCGGGGCATCACCGGCAACGCGCAGCAGGTGAACAACCGGGTCGCCGCGCTCATCCAGCGGGGCCAGGTCAGCGGCGACCAGGGCGTGCGCGCGGTGCTCGCCGCGGTGCGCGAGCGGTCGGGCGGCGAGCTCGGCGGCCTCGCGCGCGCCGGCGGCTCCACCCTGATGGGGACGCTCTCCAACCTGCGCGGGGCCTTCGCGGACTTCGTGCTGGGCGTCGAGGACATCGAGAACCTGCCGGGCATCGTCGCCCTCAAGAAGACGCTGAACGGCATCGTCGACCTGCTCACCGGCGCGGGCCCGACGGCCGTTCGGCTGCGGACGATCTTCGCCGCGATCGTCGACGAAGCGTCGCAGTTCGCGGCGTCGATCGGCGGCAAGGATGGCGTCGAGGGTCTCGTCAGCAAGGCGCTCGACCTCTTCGAGGAGTGGTACCCGGTCGTGCGCGACGTGCTCGGCGCGTTCGCCTCGTCGGCCTGGTCCGCCTTCGCCGAGGAGATGACGCCGCTGCTCGAGGTGTTCGGCGCCGTCGGGCAGGACCGCGACGGGGCGGTGCGCTTCGCGAGGGAGTTCGGCGCCGGTCTGGCGCGCCTCTTCGCCTTCGGGGTGCACGTCACGGCCGCGTTCGTTGCGATGGTCTCCGTGATCACCATGCTGGTGGACCGGGTGCTCATGCTCGCGGAGGCGCTGGCATCCTTGCCGCTGGACGTCGGGGAATGGACCGCGGGCGGTGTCGGCTCCCTGCGCCAGCAGTTCGCCGGCATCGGCTCGGAGATCCCCGAGGGGATGCGCGAGGGTGTCGAGGCCAACCGCGGCGGCGTCCTCGACGCGCTCGCCGCCCTCAACGCCGACATGGAGGGGATGACCCGCACCGACCTCCAGATTCATTCGCCGTCGGGGCTCTTCAAGGACCTCGGCGCGCAGGTGTCCGCCGGCATGGCGCTCGGCGTCGACTCCGGCGCGCGCGACGTCGAGCGCGCGATGGGGGGCATGGTCGCGCCCCAGGGCCTCCCTGGCTTCGGCGGCGACGTGCAAGCCGGGCGCATGCTCGGCTTCGGCGGCGTCACCTTCGGCGACGTGACGTTCCAGATCGTGCCCCCGCCTGGCTCCAACATCTCCCAGGAGATCGCAGAGCAGGCGTTCGACCACTTCGTCAACCTCATGGAGCGCGGCTCCCTCGCGGCGGGCCCCTGAGATGCCTTCGAAGCTGCTCAACCCCTTCGGCGAGGACGGCGGCGCGTGGGACTACATCGTCCTCGGCGGCGTGCGCTTCGAGGGGCTCGTCGGCGTCACCGGCACCCCGTGGAAGAAGCGGCACCACCACCGCGGCGCGCGCGGGCGCAACGGCGCGCGGTCGGTCGCCGCGGGCTGGGACCTCGGCGAGTGGACCGTCACCCTCACCGCCTGGGAGGACGAGCACATCGCCGCCCTCGGCGAGGTGATCGACGCCTGCACGCTCCAGGGCGCCGACCAGGACGCCACCGCGCTGGCCGTCGAGCACCCCGCGTTCGCCGTCGCGGGCGTGACGCAGGTGCTCCTCGAGGAGGCCGACGCCCCCGAGGTCGACAACGGCGGGAAGGTGACCTGGAAGGCGAAGGTGAAGGAGTGCCGCCCGCCCCCGCCGCGCGTCGTCACCGCCGCGCCGCGCGCCCAACAGACCGTCGAGCGGTTCGGCACCGAGCAGCTCGAAGCGCAGTCCATCGCCGGCCGCCTCCCTCCCCGCCCGTCCTCCGACCCGTGACCGCCACCCTCTCCGGCTACCCCGTCGAGTCCCTCACCCTCACGATGCCCCGCGTGGGTGTGTGGGTGGCGGATGTCGCGCTCGTCGACGCGCCGGCCCTCGCGGGCCCGGTCTCGCTCGTCGTCGACGGCCGGACGTGGCGCGGCGTCGTCCACCGCGGCGGCGTCGAGCTCGGGCGCTGGACGGGTCGCCTCGTCGGCGGCGCCGCCGGCGGGCTGCACGCCATCCTGGGCCCCGCGGCCTACGCCGACACGACGCTGGCCGTGGTGCTCGGGGAGACCCTGCGCGACGCCGGGGAGGCCCTCGCGCCGACCTCGGGCGAGCTCACCGCGACGGTGGCCCGTTGGGCGCGGGTCGCGGGCCCCGCGCACCACACCGTTGCGGACGTCGCCCGCGCCGCCGGCTACGCCTGGCGCGTGCTCGACGACGGGAGCGTCTGGTGCGGCCCCGAGGGGTGGGCCGCGCTCCCCCTCGGCGCCGACCTCGACGTCCTGTCGCACGACCCGGCCACCGGGCGCTACGAGCTCGCGGGCGAGGCCTGCGCCGCGATCGACCCCGGGCGCGCCGTCACCCTCGACGGCGCGGCGGTGCGCGTCGGGGCCGTCGAGCGGCGCCAGCACGGCGCGGAGCTCCTCACGGTGCTCTACGCCGACCGCGAGGGCGACAGCGCCTCGCGCCTCACCGCCGCCTTCGACGGGATGGTGAAGCGGTCGACCCGGCGCATGGACTACGCCCTCATCTACCCCGGCCGCGTCGTCCAGCAGCGCGCGGACGGCACCCTCGACGTGGTGGCCGACTCGCCCGACGTGCAGCTCCCCCGCGCGATCCGCTACCGGACGCTCCCTGGCCTCGCGTTCACCGTCCCCGCCGGCACCCGCGTGGCGGTGGGCTTCGAGCAGGGCGACCCCGCGCGGCCCGTGGCGATGCTTTGGGAGCTCGGCGACGTGACGCAGTGGAAGCTCGGCGGAGGCTCGGCGCGCGCCGCGCGAGAGGGCGACGACGTGACCCGCACCGCGGGCATGCAGACGTGGATGGAAGCCGTGTCGTCGGCCCTCTCCATCCTCACGGTCCCGAGCGTCGTCGGCACCGTCTCCGAGGGCTCCGACGCGCTGAGGCTCCCGTGACGGACTACGGTCTCGACATCAGCACACCCGGCGGGCTCGACATCGACCCGGCCTTCACGTCGATCGCCGGCGCCGAGGCCGTGCTGCAGGTGGCGGTGCGCGGGCTCTCGACGGCCCCCGGCTCGCTCCCCGACGCCCCGGAGTGGGGCTACGACCTCCGGGCGCACGCCAACGACCACGCGCTCAACCTCCGGGCGATCGAGGCCGCCGTGGTCGCCCAACTCCTCCGCGACGAGCGCGTGCGGCGGGCGTCAGCGCGGGCGACCGTCGACCCGGTCACGGGTGCGCTGGCCGTCTCCCTCGTCCTCCTCCTCGCCGAGGGCACCTTCCGCCTCGTCCTCGCGGTGTCCGCCGTGAGCGTCGAGGTGCTCGCCACCGAGGCCGCATGAGCGCTCCGCCGACCATCACCGTCCGCACCGCCGACCAGGTGTTCACGTCGCTCCTGGGGACCCTCGCCGCGCAGGGCTTCCCGGCCGCGGCGTGGCAGCCCGGGAGCGTCCCGCGCACGCTCCTGCGCGCCTCGTCGGAAGCGCTCTCCGTGCTCTACGGCATCGTCGGCGACACCGGCGCCGCGGCCTTCCTGGACTACGCCACGGGCGCGTGGCTCACCCTGCACGCCGCGTCGCGCTTCGACGTGACCCGCGCGGCGGCGACCTTCGCCGAGCACTCCCTGACGCTGGTGAACGCGAGCGGAGCGGGCCCCTACACGATCGGCCCCGGCGCGCTGGTGATGGCGAGCTCCGGCGGCGTCCGCTTCCGCTCGACCAACACCGCCAACGTCGTCGTCCCCCTGAGCGGCAGCGTCACCGTCACGCTGCGCGCGGAGGTGTCGGGCCCCGCGGGCAACGCCGCGCCGGCGGTGATCCTCTCGCCGGCCAACGCCGGGATGAGCTCGACCTACGGCAGCGTCACCAAGAGCGGCGCCGACGAGGAGAGCGACGCGAACCTCCGCGCGCGCTGCAGGGCGAAGTGGTCGACTCTCGGCCGGGGCGCCACGCTCGACGCCTACGTCTACCTCGCCACGTCGTGCCCCGAGGCCCCCACGGTCACGCGCGCGAAGGCCGCCACCGGCGGCGGCAACGGCACCGTCACCGTGTACGTCGCCCAGACCTCCGCCGCCGCCACCGGCGGGCAGGTGTCGACGGTGCTGGCGTACGTGACCGCGCGCGCCCCCGCGACCGACGGCGCCACCGTCGTGGCCGCGGACGTCGTCACCGTGAACGTGAGCGGCGCGGTGACCTTCGAGAGCGCCACCTACAACACGAGCGACGCCCACGCCGCGATCGAGGCCGCGCTCGAGGCCGCGCTCGGCGCCCGCCCCATCGGCGAGGACGTCGACCTCGGCGCCCTCTACGCCGCCATCCGCGGCGCGACGCCGGGCGTCCTCGACGTCGACCTCAACACCCCCTCGGGCGACACCGCGGTCGGCGTCGACGAGGTGTCCGAGGCCGGCACCATCTCGCTCACCTACGCGCCGTGACGACCTTCGCCGAATACCTCGTCGCGCACTACCCGACCTTTTTGCGCGGGCCGTGGGGGAGGCGCTGGGGCGCGGCCGAGGGCGGCGCGCTCGACGCGCTCTCCGACGCGGCGAAGCTCGCGGCGAAGGCCGGCTTCGTGGCGCTCGCGCCCTCCGCGCTCCTGCCGCTCCTCGCGGCGGACGTCGGGCTCGACGCGGCCCCGGGCGAGGACGCCAACAGCTTCCGCGCGCGCATCCGCGGCGCCTGGGAGTCGTGGAGTTGGGCCGGCACCGCCTACGGCGTGGCCGTCGCGGTGGGCCTCATGGGCCTCGGGACGCCCGTCGTCGTCGGTTGGCACCGGATGCGGTGGGACGCCGACTCGACGCGCTGGGCTCGCGCGCTGGTGATCTTCACCGGCCGCGCCACCTACGGCGCGAGCGTCTACGGCGCGGTGACCTTCGGCGGGCGCCTGGCGCAGGGCATCGAGACGGCGGACCCCGCCGTCGTGCGCCCGCAGATGCGGCGCATCCTGCGGAAGTGGCTGAACGCCCGCGATCGCGTCGAGCGCGTCATCGTCGCCCGCGGGGGCGCGCGCTACGGCGACGCCGTCTTCGGGGTCGACACCTACGCCACCGAGAGCACTGACCTCTGGGGCGCGCCGGTCTACGGCGACCCCGACACCACCTACGGCGACGCCGCCTTCGGCGTCTTCTGCTGAGGACACATGAGCACGACCGTCACCGAGACCGCCGAGTACTCCAACGCCACGCTCCCGACGCGCCCCCAGGACGGCGAGACCATCTACATGGACGCGGGGGCGGCGCCGCAGTGGCCCCTCTGGGCGCGCCTGTACAACCGCACGGCCCACCACGAAGCGCTGCTCTTCGGCATGATGTCGTGGTCGGGCGACTTCGCGGTCGACTCGGGCGGGAGCAACAGCAGCTTCACCGTCCGCATCGGCGTCATCGCGGGCGTCAATCTCTACAACGCCAGCGCCAGCGTGGTGAAGAGCTACGCGGGCGGGACCATCGGCGCGTCGAAGATCAGCGGCGGCGGCAACCTCAGCAACAGCACCTGGTACTACGTCTACGCCTACCTGAACTCCGGCTCGATCGACTTCGAGATCAGCACCACGGCGCCCGCCGGCTCCAAGCTGGTGAAGAACGGCGACGCCTCGCGCGTGTACCTCGGGTGCTTCCCGACGACGAGCGCTGGCGCGCCGATCCCTCTCCGCGCGGTGCGCGGGCGCTACGTGTACAACTTCTCGGGCAGCGCCGTCGCCGACACGCGCGTCCTCGACGCCGGCAACGCGACGAGCAACACCGCCGTCGACCTCGCCGGGCTGGTGCCGCCGCACTCCCGCATGGCGACCTTGCGCGCCGAGGCCGTGAGCACGACGGGCAGCGCCAAAAACAACGCCTTCATCCGCACCGAGGGCGAGAGCGGTGCGGACGAGATCGCCGTCCCGGTGCCGAGCATCAACCTGGCGAGCACGACGCTGGTGCTGGACGTCCTCACCGACGCCGACCAGGACGTGGCCTACCGCGTGTCGAACTTCACCAGCGCGCCGACGCTGACGCTGTTCGTCCACGGGTTCTACGAGTAGTCAGGGGCGGTAGGCGCGGGGCGGGGTGAGCCACGTCCCGCCCGGCACGTAGCCACGAACGGCGAGAGGCGCGATCACGACGTCGCCGGCCGGGGTCTGCATACCCCCCACCGCGCGCAGGACCGGGATGGTGATGGAGGGCAGAACCACCTCCGCGCGGTCCTGGGTGAGCGTCACCACGCGACCGCCGCTGAGTCGCAGCGGTCGCGAGGGCGACGAGGAGCCCGAGATGTCGCCATTCCGATACGACACGAAGGAGCACTGCGTGTCGTACATTCCTCCGTCCCCGTCCGCGCGCGAGAGGAGCGATCCGTCGGGCCGCGCATAGACCTCGCAGTACGCCGTCACGGAGGCGCCGTCCGCGGTCCTGTAAAGCGTCCCCGTCTGCACGGTGACCAGCAGGCTGCCGTCGTCGGCGCGAGAGAGAACGGCCTCGGCCGAAGTGGACGAGAAGTCAACCTCTGGCGCAGAGACGGCGCCCCCGCGACCGACACCGCCACCGCTGAACGAATATTCGGGGCGGGCAGGGACACAGGGGCACGACGGCGCCCCGCCGTCTGCCGGCGGCACGCCGCCGTCGCCCCCCGCGTGCGCGTCGGGCGTTTCGGCATCGACGATGTCCTGGATGACGTCCACGACTGCGTCACGCACGTCCGCCAGGACACCGCTGTCGCCCGGGGTCGACGGCGGTGACGATCCGCACGCGACCATGACGACGTGGAGAGAAAGCGCCCCGAGGAGCGAGCCCACAGCAATTCGAGTTCGTTGACCCATGGCCCCGATCCTACGCGCGCCGACCGCCCCCTGAGAGCTCCCTTCGAACACCCACCCCCGGAGACCCATGACCCCCACCGCTTCCGACCGCCTCACTGGCCTCGCGATCGCCGCGACGGCCACCATCGTCTCGG